TGATGAAGCAATTGAAGAAGACGCTTTTATAGAATTAAAAGAAGAAACTGGTTATTTTGGTTCTATTGAATTAATAAAGGGATTTATTTTTAAAGAAAAAAACTTTGAATATCATAATTATATTGGTATAGTTGATAAAGAATTTGAACCAATAATAAATTGGGAAAATTACGAAGCTCGTTGGTTAACCTATGAAGAGCTTTTAAGATTAAATAATAAGCATTTTGGATTAGAAAGATTTTTAAAAGAATCAAAAGCAATTTTTGAAAATTTAGTTAAACCGCAAATAATTTGAGTTTTGATGAAGATTTTTAGCAAAAAATTTTGCAATATCATTTAATATCAATACATTTGCTTAAATCAAAATAATTCGAATGTCAGGAATTAGAAACATTAAGCAAATCTCCAAGCAATACAAAGAAGCCGAGATTTATTTCCATCAAGATTTAGATGGTGTCACGTCATGCTTAGCCATGAAAAGTTTTTTAGAAACTAACGGCATTAGTGTGCCGGAAGTTCATATAATTCAATATGGTTCACTCGAATACAATATTAAAAATATTACACCAGGTAGACTTCCTGTTATAGTTGACTTTGCACATGTTAATGATATGTTTGTTATAGCAACAGACCATCACGACAAACAAGCAGGTGCAAAAGAAGGTATGTCAACTTCATTTAAGACAAGTTCTTCTAATGTAGAAACTATTTCTGGTGAAATAAGTAATTTTGATGTGTTCACTTTTACTGATATAGACCTTATTAAAACAGTTGACTCGGCAGATTATGCTAAATATAGAATAAAGCCAGAGCATATTCAGAGGTCACACTATAAGTATTATAAAGAAAGAACACCTCAACAGAATCGTTTTTTGTTGGGATTAGTTGTAAATCGTTTAATGTTAGCTTTGAAGAATAAACGTATAGCGGTTACAAGCTTAGATGGTTCAAGAAAACATCAGAATAGAAATTTATTAGAATGTTTGGTTTTAGATTCTAAGCCTAGTTTAATAGCTTTATATAAAAATATAAAGCATTATATTAATAATGCTATTTCTTATGAGTGGAATTCAGATTTAAAGTCGTATCATGATCCAAAAAGATTACCTTCGCCAAATCAATTGTATCATAATTTAAATAATTATGTTTTGAGTCGTCAAGAGTTTATTAATTTAAATGGTAGAACTTTAAAGAATAAAGAAATTGATTTTGATACTAATACAAAGATATTGAGACAATTTGATATAGGTGAAACATTTAAGACTGGTTCATATGATAGATATGTTCCATTTAGAAACTTTCCTGAAACTGAATGGCTTTGTACTATCTTTAAGATGGGTTTGATACAAGTATCGGGTAATCCATTTAAAGATAAAAAAGTGAATATACATTTAGGTAATATAACAAAAGAGTTATTGACTAAGTGGAAAAAAGAATTAGAGGCATTTAGAATATCAATATCTTCTATAAAAAGGATAAATGAATCTGAATCATATAAATTGAAGCAAAAATATTCCAATTTTCAACCAATTGGATTTAAGTTTAATGATTTGTTAACTTTCTATAAAGACGATGTGTGGTATCAACCTAATCGTAAATCAGGAGATTTAAAAACTGTTGCTAAATTAGATTTAAATGATGCTACTAATCCGGATGTTATCTTTATTAAGAATACAATGGATAAGTTGTATGATAAATGGACATTTGATGAAAGACAAGAAATGTCTAATTTTAAGATAACTGGCTTAGCTATTTTAGAAGTAATGAGTGGTGGTCATGCGTCAATTACAAATATACATGGTATTAATTATTTAGATGAGCGTAGAGATGCGATACAAAAATATTTTGGTCATATAACTTTACCTACATATAATTCAGATGGTACGGTTACTATGAGGTATGTAAGAACATCTGACGATTTAATGGTATTTTTTGCTGACCAATATTTAGAATTGCTTAAAAGTAGTTTAAATGGTGTAGAAATACCTTTTGACGAAACGATGCAGTTATGGGGTTCTACGTCACAGACGATAGGTTAATTTATAGTTGTCCACCGCCAGTACCTTGCCTACCTGTTAGTACACCTCTACTATCTACTCCTGGTGCTTGCGCAGCATTACCAGATTGTCTAAGTATATCTCTTACCTCTTTTTGTGCAGGAGTTTCAGATTTATTAAATTGATTAGATAATTTATTTATTTCATCATCTTTATCTAGTTTATCTTTAACATCTGCTAGATCTGAATTAGTAAATCCAGAACTATAAAATGTATCTGGTGGACGTTTATATGAGCGTCCTTTGCCTAGATTAAATCTATCGTAAATTTCTTCTGCTCCTAAGTTTCTTGCTGGTTTTAATGTCACATCTAATTTAATTGATGATGGTAGATCATTAAAACCAAGTATAGGTCCCATGCTCATTTTACAATCAGATACATACATATCACCTGAGCAAAAAGATGGCCTTTTTGGATTACCGATAGTTACATGCCATGGTGTAGAGTGTACGCCTGTTAGTGAGCTTATAACACCAATTAATGCTACTTTATATTTTTCAATTACAGCACTGAAAGTGTTTTTTATTATGTAGTTTAAAGATTCACTTATTCCTTGACGTGCAGAGTTATTTCTGTCTTGCGCTGTATTTGTGCCTTTATCACTAAATAGATTAGTTATACCGTTTATTACACTTGCTAAAGCTCTAAAGAGGCTACTTATAAAACCTTTTAAGCCTTCTTTTATTTGGCTAACATTTCCACTTATAAATTTATTTAAAATATTATTTCCGCCATTATAAAAATTATTATTAAATTGAAACCTACCCGGTGAAGTGGCAAAACTAAGTGCATTGGCAATTATATCAAAATAAATTATTGTTGGATCTATACCGTTAATAAATTTCATTTCATACTCAACTGACATCTTTACTTCAAAATCAGATTTTAAACCACTGCCAGGCATACCACCTTTACCTAAGGTTTTTCTTCTTTTTGCTTCTCTGATTAAATTAGGATCTCCTGTCGGAATTAAAAATCCATTAAAAGCTGTTAGACCATTAATTTTCCCATTTTGATCTTTAAAATCAGATATACCCATTTCTTGGAATAATCTATATTGTAAACCTTCTACTAAACCTGGTAGAGGTAATAATCCACCACCTTCTGCTAAAAATCCTCCAAGACTACCCATTTTATTATCAGAACCTGGTAATTTTAATGATTCGCCCATATCGTTTAATATATTTGTAAAAGAAGCATCAGCATCAATCCATTCTTCGGAATATGATATATTAAAAAAATCTGAATCTTCCTTAACCCAATCAATTAATATAGCTAAAGGTGATTGTGTAATAACACTTAAATCATTTCCTACTGGCCCTTGGAATCTTCTTGCAATTATTAATCTATTATTTGGATATACACCAATATTCTTAAGATATGCAAAATCGGAAGAGTTAAATTTGAGAGCTTCACTTTGAAGTTGTGACCAATCAACAAGTTCAGAAGGATTTATTTTATAGATATCGTCATTATGTGGTGGATAATTACTAGGTTGTGATATAGCATTTCCTTCTTTATCAGTTGTTGACGGCCAATATTTGAATTCTGTTCTGTTTATTTTTGACGAAAATAAAGATTTTATATAATTATTTGACACGACTTGACCATATGAAAATTTATTTTTATTAGCTAATGCTAATTCTTCATCTTCTGGATCTACATTTGATAAATTATTAGTGGTTACTGTTAAATTTAAATATGAGTTTGAAGTTCTTCCCATTTTGGAAATGTTTTTATTTATATATTAAAAACGGTCATTTCGAGAGGGATTGTGGCATGTAATATATAACAAAAAATAAACATATAATGAAATTTTTCTGTGTATATGTAAAATCAAGGAAAAAGCTTGACAAAATGATTAAGGTTAATCATATTAAAAATAAGTATATCATAGATCTTAAAAAGATCCAAGAAGAGGAAGAAATTTCGATAGATAAGGAAAAAACTTATCTTAAAATTTTAATTTTTCAAAAAATTCAACAAGCCGTTGAAAAGAAAAAAGATATTTATTATATACCTGATTTTGACACCGATTTTTCTATAGATAAACTCTTAAATATTAAGAAAATACTTGGTGAAGATAACGAATTTAATGTTCTTATATTTTATAATGAGTTTAGAAAAGACCAAGAATTATTAGATGATGTTTTTGGTAATTTGAGTAAATTTAGCAATAGTCAGATCATTCGTGACTACTAATTATTAATATATATTTTATGACCGTATATGATTTAGATAATCTTAAAAAAGATGCCGCACAGAATAATCTATATAATATGTTTGATAGAACATTCAAATATTTAATAGGCATACAGTTATCTACATATATAGTTGATCCTTCATTTGAAATGCGTATAGATTTAGTTTGTAATGAAATCTATAAAACAACCGAGTATTGTGATTTTCTTTTAGATCTAAATAATATAGATAATCCATTAAATATAATGGGTAATGATAGAATATTATATGTTTCACAAGACCAGATAAATTTATTTAGAATTAACGAATCAACCGCTAAAGAATTAAGAAATATTTATCTTAATGCGGCAAAAGTTTCAAAACCTGACCCTAAGAGGCTTAGTTATATTGAAAACGATTATAAATTACCACCAACTTTCTTACAAATACCAGCCGAATCTGTTAGAATTGTTGACGGAAAAATAATTTTAGGAGGTAATAGTTAATATGGTTAATAGAGCGCAAGAATTTAGTAATTTCAACGAAATAGATAATTTTTTTAAAAATTATAATTCAACTGGTTTTGTTGATTGGTTTAACCGTTATGTGTCTACATCTGGCAATACTGTTTGGTATAATGAAGGAGGTAGTCCTATAAAGATAAATAAATTAGGCAATTGGCAAAATGTTTGGAATCAAATACCTCTTTTATTTAACCGTGATAAAATTAATTTAGTTGAATTTCTATGTATGAATTCAATAATTACAAATGAAACAGGTGGTACTTTTTTTCCTAAATCAGAATCAATAGGTGCTAATGGTCATCCTGGTATATCTTATTTATTTGATTCTATTCCTGGAACAAAACAATCATATAACAAACTACCTACTAATAAAGATGCTTTATCATTATTTAATGATCCTGTATATAAGAAGGCACACTCAACAGAACCTCTTTCTTCTTTAAAAGATTCTACTGATATTAGATGGGCCGGTCAAACTTTTCCACAAGGTTTTTCTTCACCACAACCATTAAATAATGAAGTTACACCAAGTGGTAAAACAAATACTTTTTTAACCAATGCTGATTTTATGAAATTTAGAGGTCGTGGTTATATACAAACAACAGGTAGAAATAATTATTTAGACTTAATAAGTTTTGTTATGAATTATAATGGCACAGATTCTGTTATTAATAAAGTTAAAAATGAATGGAAGGTATATGCGCCTAATTTAGATTCAATAGCTTCTGCATCTTTAAATTCACAATGGGATGATTTGTTTCAAAAGACAAATATTCTAGCATGTAAAAGTGTTTATATACATGCTACTAAATCTGAAAAAATAGATAAACATATTTACAGCATAATTGACCCTAATCAATCTGATTCTAATTTACAAAAGGCAATAAAATTTATGGGTAAAAAAGTTAGTGGTGGTGAAGTCTATGCTAATAAGTTTTTACAAAGAGTTCTTTTACAATTAGAAATTTTAGATAAAAGTCAACCAGCTACTATACAAGCCACATCAGTTAAAAATGAAGTTATAGCACAAACACAAGAAGCTGGTAGATTTGAGAGAACAAGTCAGGATCCAAATAGTCAGGTTGGTAATAATAGTAATATAACAGGTTCTATACCAACTATAACTAATGTATTTGGTCCTTCAATAAAGCCAAGTGCAATAAGTTTTAACATAGACGGCAATTAATAATATATAAAAGAAAAAATTATGGCTGAAACTCAATTTCAACGAGAGGTCGCTTCCAATTTAGGTAATTTTCCTTTTGTATATTATGGTAGTTATCAAATAGAAGTACAAAATATTTTTTATTTTTCTATTTACTATGTAAATAGTTTTCCGCATATATCAATGACTTTTTATGATACCTTAAATCTTATGAAAGATAAAGGTATGCCATTAGATGATACAAAGATAAAAGTATTTATAAATCCTAGATCTTCACAGTTAAAAGAAATTTTACTTCAGTTTAAAATAACAAGTTTTTCGATTAATGGTGGTAAATATATTATTGAAGGTATTATGGATGCTGATTTATTACATGTTACTCAATATAAGTCATATAAACAAATGACTTCACATAAGGTTTTACAACAAGTTGCAAGAGATATTGGATTGGGATTTAATACAAATATAGATGATACTAATGATAAAATGACTTGGATTAATCCAGGTGATTATGTTGCTGATTTTATAGAAGAAGTTGTAAATTCTTCTTACAAAGATGATGATTGTTTTTTAAGTTCTTTTGTGGATTTTTACTATAATCTGAATTTTGTAGATATAAATAAAGAATTAGTTAGAGATATATCAAATGATTTGACAGTTACTGATGTCTCGTTATTTAAAGCTATTGATAACAGTAATATAGAGCAAGGTAGTGTTGTTAGATTAGTACTTACTAATGATGAAGCTTATCGTGAGACAAACTTATATTTTAGTAATTATGAAATAGTTAATAATTCAACTGGTGTATCTTTACAATCTGGGTATAATAATGTAATGAAATATTATGATGTGGTTAATAAAGATTTTTTAGTTTTTGATTTACAGTCTATAACTACACAAAATAATAAGTCAATTATATTAAAAGGTGCACCACAAGACGATAATTTTTATAAATTAAATACTAATGTTTATTATTTAGGTAAATTAGATATTAATAATTCTTTTGTTAACTATAATTTCACAAAAATTCAAAATGAAAAGAATCTATTTGAATTACAAAAGATAAGTATGGAGATTACTATGGGTAATCCTAATCTTAGTTTATATAAATATCAAAAAGTTTCGGTTTTTGTTTCTAACCAATCTAACATGGTTACTGCTGATTTACAAAATCAAAGATTGAGTGGAGAATGGTTAATAATGGATATAAGATATAATTTAGTTAGCGGTAAATTTACACAAATAATTAATTTGGTTAAGCGTGAACTAAGCCTTTCTGAAGAAGAATTAGCTAATGAAAAACCTATTAATACTAACTCACAGATGTTAGATATGACTTCTAATAATTCAACTAATCAGGCTACATATAATCAACCTAATGAAATTGTCCCACCTTCGGGAAATACAAGTAGTAATGTAAATAATAATATCACAACAACTACTGATTCTGTTTTAACGAAGGACATTTTTAGAAAAATTTATTTAGGTAAAATAAAACCACAAATAATAGAAATTGTTTATGAGCCGTTAGTTTCTGCTTTAGAAAAGTATGGTGTAAATACAAAAGAAAGAATCTGCGCCTTTTTATCACAAGTTAATGCTGAAACTAATTTCTTAAAATGGGTGACAGAACTAGACTCCGGTTCTAAATATAATAATAATCCTGATTTAGGAAATGGGCCAAATGATGGGCCAAAATATAGGGGTAGAGGTATGATACAAATTACTGGTAAATCTAATTATAGAAAAGCTGGTGACTTTTTGCAAAAAGATTTTGTAAATAATCCTAATTCTGTTGCTTCTGAAAATACAGTTTGGATTTCTGGTGGTTCTTCTAACGAACAAACTAATAATTCTATTTTGAGTAGTATCTATTTTTGGTTAAGAGGTTCTTCTTGGGGTAATTTAAATGATTATGCGGATAAGATGGACATTAAGCTACCTATTAATACTGTAGTTACTGCGCCTAATGATACAAAAAATGCGTATGATTTAGGGTATAGAGTACATAAAAATATGGAAGATAGTTTTGCTAAAAAAACTAATCCATTAGACCAAAATTTACTTTATTTAAACAAAATAAGTTTTGGAATAAATGGTGGATATAATGGTTTTAGAGATAGAATAAATAATTGGAACCAAATAAGAAAATACTTTATTTAATATATAAAGTATGGCAGAACCTAATTCACAGAATGTTAAACCATTTTTCCAGAGTCTTAATGATAAAAAATCTAATCAGTTATATTCAACTACTGATAAATTAGATGCTTCGAATAAAAATAAGCATAAGGGAAATACACATTATACTGATGAAAACGGTAAAAAATATTCAAGAGGATTTACCCCACCAGTTGCATTTATATCTTATCCACAAGATAAAGATTCAAAAGGATTGCCTAAAGAATTAGGTGTTGAGATTACTAATAGTTTTGAACCAGAAACAACTGAAGATAGAATTGATTATAATAAAAATAATTATTCTTTTTTTAAAGATCTTCCTGGTTGGGAATTTTTACATAATGTAGAAAATGAAATATATTTAAGTTCATTTATTGAAACTGATGTGGATAATGAAGATCCTATTAGTTTTGGTTATGATATAATAATAAATTATGATCATTCACCGTTATTTAATGGCTCAGTTGAAAACTTTATTAACACAATCGGTAACACATATGTGGAACTAGGTTCAAGATTAGACTTAATTCAGAAGTTTAAGAAACAATTTTTTAATTTTTTTAAAATAAATTCACCAATAAGTGCTGGTCAAAATAGAACACCAAAAACATATTATTTACATAAAATTACAGGATTAGATCAATTAACCGAAGTATTAGATGGAGATAAACCTAAACAATTTGTAGATTATGGTAAAGATATATTAACATTAACACTAAATGAAGATGTTTCTATAAATACTGGTTATTTAGCCTCATTATATAAAACACTCGCATACTCAAGAGTAAATGGTAAAAAAATGATACCAGATAATTTACTTAGATTTGATATGGAAATTGTTGTTACAGAGATGCGAAAATATAACCGTACCTATAGACCTAATTTTTCAACTTCTGTTAATAATGACCTTGGTGGTAAAATAAGTGTTTATGCGGATGTTATGTCCAAGTATAGATATAGACTTTACGAATGTCAATTTATATTTGATAAGTTTTCACATGAAGGAACATTAGATATGTCAGATCCTTCTATATCAAAGGGCTTTGATATAAAAATAAATTATAAATATTACACGCTTAATTTTGAAAAAGTTTTACCTGTAAAATCGATAGATAATAAAGACGGTTCTATAACTAAAAAAGAATCATTCGTTAATAATGCTAGAATAAAGTTTTTAAAAGATAATGTAACTGGTATTAATGTACCAGATTCAACAGGTGAATATGATTCAAAAAATACTGGTGGTATAATTAATACTAATGGTAAAATTTCAATTATTGAGCTTAATCCTATCTTAAATCCAATATATTCATATCAAGATTATGATGCTATAGCTAAACCCGAAAAAACTTATAATAATTTACAATATTCTGGTGAATATTCATCAGCTATTGATGCATTAGATGCAAATGCTAAAAGTAATAGGAAAAGTTCTTTAAATAAACTTTTAGAAAAGACAAAGGATAATGTAATATCAAGTGCTAATAATAGTTTACAAAATGCCATTTATACTATTAACCAAGAATTATATGCGTTTGTTCCTACAAATTTTGTAGGTGGATTTACAGAAGATGGGTGGCAATATAATATACCTGCTTATTATACAAATAAAGCAATAAATACAACAAAGAATGTTTTACAAAAAACGTTACAAACAGTAAGAGCTGATATTTATGCTGTTGCGGAAAAATATAAAATGCAATTTTTAAACAATATAAATGTAGGTATAAATCAAGGTACTAATTTATTAAATAATGCATTAGGACGAATACCTGGTGCTATTGATAAAATGCTTACAGGTAATTCTGCTGGTATAAATACAAAGAGCAAACAAAACAATATATACGGTAATAGTTCAGCAAAACCAATAGTTTATTCTGGTGATTATTCTGCTTTACCTGATGAGGGTTATCAACCTACTCCAAATAATAGTGGTTTTAGTAGAGACGGATTTCAATATAACTTACCTGCTTGGAATAAAAATAATAAACTTAGAGTGATTGGAACTATACGCAATAATAACACTTCAAGATGAGAAATAGAATAAAAGAAGATATATTTATTGGATTTGTAGAAGATAATATTGATCCAGATAGGATAGGTAGATGTAAGATACGTGTTCATACTGTTTTTGATGATATACCAGTTGAAGATATACCTTGGGCTTCACCATATAAAGACGTATCTGGAACGGCCTTTTCTTTACCTGGTGTTGGTAAAGTTGTTACTGTAATATTTAATAATGGTAATATTTATAAACCGGAATATGTTTATTCTGAGCATTATGATATTAATTTAGAAAATAAATTAAAATCTCTATCTGAGGATGATTATAAATCTTTTGGTACAGTTCACTTTGATAGTTCTACTCAGATTTATTCAGATAATAGTGAAGGTTTAAAATTAGACCATCAATTTACTAATATAAATTTAGATAAAAATGGTAGTATAAATCTTAATTTAAGAGATAATAATTCTAAAGTAAATATAGGATCACCTGATTCTAATCAAGCTGCAATATTAGGTTCTAATTTTATGGAATGGCTTGATAGATTTGTTGAATTATTTATTAATAATATTGCGTTACAAGCTGGTGGAACACCAGTTACAGTTATGCCAGATATGGCAGATTTATTATTTGAGTATCAAAATATGCGAGATATTAAGTTTCTATCTAAAAATGTTTGGATAGTTAATAATAATGAGGTACTGCAACAAATTAGAGATTTTATTCCTCAAAACGGTGACTTATGGAAATCTACTGTTCAAGAAAATACATTAGCTTCTTTTGATACAATTCCTTATGTGCCACAAGCAAGAGAAGAAACTGGAAGACCTATTTTTAACGATAGTTCTATACCTAATGATATAACAGCATATACTATTTCAAATGAAGCAGAGATAGCTGGTACTGCAAGTTTAGCAACAGTAGATGTTAGCAACTTTAAGAATGGTCAAATACCAACCGAACAAATGGTTCAAAATACATATTTAGCTAAAAGTTTAAAAGGTGACGCCGCTTATTTATTAAAACAAGCTTCTGATTCATTAACTGCTATGATGAATGCGTATAACGCTGCTACATTTGATGGTAAACAAAAAATTACATTTACAGATGGTTATCGCTCATTAGCAAGACAACAAAAGTTGTATGCAGAATATGGACCCGGCAGAGCAGCTAGACCAGGTACATCTAATCATGGTTGGGGTATAGCTGTTGATATGTATTGGGGTGTTCAGACAAAAATGTATAAAGATTATGAGAAAAGACCAGCGGGTTATAAACATCCTGTATATAAATGGCTTTTTGAGAATAGTTGGAAATGGGGTTGGATAAATCCAGAAGGATTAAGAGATGATTCTTCAACTGATGAATGGTGGCATTGGGAATATCATGGTTCTGTTTCACAGCCTAAGATACTATCAAATCGCTATAATGGTAATTTTAATCAACAGGATATAGCCGCTATCAAAAGTTCTGGTGGTAGTTATCCATACGCTTAAAAATAATAAATAATTTATGTCATTAACAGCAAGTATTATCCAATTAAAAAGTAGCATACAAAATTCTAGTTCTATTGGAATATTAGTTAAATCTTTTCAGAATTCATTTTTTTCAGATAGAGAAATTGCTAAGAATATTATTATGAGTAGAAGTCCTGGTTTAACAATGAGTCAGGCTAATACTATTGTATATGGACAAAAAACTAAGTCTGATTCTTCGGAGGAAAATTTAGAAAGTAATTTAAATGATATAAAAAAGAATAATCAATTAAAATATAGATATTTATCCAAAGACGATCAAATATTTAAAGAAGTTTCAGATTTAAAAACTGGTATATTAAATAGTTCTTTTATTATTGGTGAAAAATCTGTTAAATTAAAAAATGATGTTGCTAATTTAGGAATAATGGTAATTAATGCTCTTCCTGGTGTTGCTGCGTATATAGCAGTGGGTAATATACCAGGTGCTATTAATTCATTATTAGCAATTTTAAATGAAGTAGATAAAGTGAAATTACATTTTAATGATTTATTACCACATATTGAAATGATGAATAAATTAGGATTAGTTGTACCTGATGATAGTGCACCATATTCCACAATAGAAGATTTTATGACTATTTTAAATGGAGCGTTTACTGCAGTAAATGCAATTAATTTATCTAGTATAACAGAAAGATTGAACGGTCTTAAAAGTGAAAATACTTCAAGTGGAACAACTGCTACTTCGGATAATTCTGGCAATTCTGGTTCTAGTGGTACCACTACAACTACAACAAAACCTAAAATTATAAACATAAATTTATTCTATAAAGATAGAAATAATAAAAGTTTTTACCTTGATATAACAATTGTTGAGAAAAACACTTTACAATTAAAGTGGCCTAAACCAACTGGACCTTCTGGTATATCTTATGACTATAAATATTATAGTTCTGATGAAATAAAAAACAGATTAAATTTAGGTGTAGATATTTATAGTCTTGAATTTATTATAGATGATAGAGATAGTAGTCAAAGATTCATGAAAATAAACGATTTACAAGATAAGCCTAATATATTATATGTACTTACTAGTTTAAACTTTACATATCCAAATTATTAAAGATTTAATTTTACTACTTTATAAGGATATTTTCTTTTAACATAAAAACTTTCTCTTTCTAAGAATTGTTTATAGAAAATATTATTAGGATCTTTTTCAAATACATCAACTAAGTCAAATACATTAGCCGTACTTTTACCACTGAAAAGTCTTAAAATACGTCCAATTGATTGTATTATTATTTGTTCCGACTTAAATGAATCTGCAAACACAACATTAAATAGATTTTTAATACTCACACCAGTAGATAAAGTTCCATATGAAGCTACAAGTATTCTTACTTTACCATCATTTAATTCCATTTGCTTTTTTATTTCTTCACGTTTTTTACTATTAACTTCACCGTCAATATAGTAAAACTCTTTATCACTAATTTCAGATTGTAATTTATTTAATATACTTTGACCATATTCAATAGTATGAAAAAGTATTAAAGTGTTATTATTACACTTATCAACTATCTTTTTAATAAAATTAAGTCTTTTATCTGATAGATGAATATAATCTTTCTCTAACAAATATGCGGCTTGTCCACCACCTTGCTTTTTAATATAAGCAACTTTATCATTAAAATCTTTATCATTGTGATTTAATAAAAGAACTTTAATATCCATAGGTGTAATAATACCTTTTTCTATTAGAGTCTTTGCTTCAACACTTGTAATAATTGGACCAAGAACAGATTGTATAGTAAGTATTTCCATAGTTTCTTCTGTTGGAAATGTACCTGATACACCATATCTATTATAAGCAAAACCAAATGTTTTATTTAAAATTGCTTTAAGTGATTTCGATTTGGCTGTATGGCAATTTGATACACATTTATCTTCGGCAAAATAATTATGATTATCTTCTATTCTTAGATTATAGACTTCTTCTTTATAATCTATTTTTGTTATTTTTTTAATTTTCATATCTTAATATATTATAAATTTCTAATAATTGTTTTTCGGAAAGATTTTCCAATCCACGCCAATGTCCTCTTCTATCATAGCATGATATATAAGTTTTATTGATTAAATCATTTTGTTCTTGTTTATGGTCTGGATAAAATCCAGATATTATCTTTATTAAATCTTTTTTACTAATTTCTATTTTCATATTTTTTTATTTTTTATTAAATTGTTTTAATTTCCTTATTATTTCTTCTTTTGATTTCTGATTATTTAATAAATGGATATTTTTAACAAAATTAGTTTTGAACCATTCATTACCTATGATTAGGTGTTTGTAATTATTTTGAATAGCCCAATTTTTTAAAACCTGTTCTTTGACAATTACTAATTTTATACTTCTACATCTATCTGGCTTTATTTCATAGACAATTTTATTTGTATGATCAACAAAATCAACTATATAATTATGTTTATTGCCTTCGTGTTCATATTCTATCCTTAATTTTTCATATTCCAGATGAGTATTACATAAATGAAAAAATGCTTCCCAAGAAGATCTATAATTAATTTCTTGGTTATAAATAACCAAACTAATCTTTGATCTTGACCATGAATTAGTTATATTTGGCGTAAATGTTCCATTTTTAATTTTTTCTTTCATAATAACCGAATTTTTAGTTTTCATGCTATTAAAAGATTTTTCTGTCATTTTGTGGCAAGAATTATTTACTCCAATTTGCCTTAAAGAGCGATTTTTATTTACACATTCTTTAGAACAATAAAAACTAAATCCATATTCACATTCTTTACCACTTCTATATCTAATAAAAGGTCTTTCATTATTACAGCCTTCTATATTACATTTTACATTTATGTTTTTTAGAAAAATTATCAAATTTTTAATATTTAATTCCATATTGAAACCATGTAATTTAATATTATTTTTTAATAAAAAATCTTTTAATCTTTCCTCTTTATCTTTTCTATTAAAGATTTTCATTTTGTTTTTAACAAATATAATATTAAATATTTCTTCTTTTTGTTTTACATCCATGTACTTCCAATTTTAGTTATATATTAAAATTTAAATCTATAATATCATCATTTTCTGTTAAATCTTCAACTTTTTTCCAAATAAAATCTGAGCATAAAAATTTATGATTGCCTGTTATTTTTATTATTTTGCCATCTTCGAACTCTATTTCATACATTTGTTCATTTTTTGATAGATTTTTATATACATATTCCACTTTTTTATCTTCAATTACTTTAGTTGTTTCATTTATTGTTTTAACATATTCTCCAACTTGTATATCAGAAATATTTTTTAATTCATTATTAGCCATTCTAATTTTTGTATCTGGATGTAAGCATTCATCTACGGATACCGTGTGAAATTGTTCAAAAAATTCGTTAGGATAATTAACTAATGATTGATATGTTCCTATACAAACATTTGGATTATCTGTATTAGAATGCTTTCTTGGTCTATCTGACATAATTTCTTCAATATTTAATTGAAGTTTATTTGGATTTTCTCCATCAATTTTAGCATTATGGCCAATGTTATAGTCTATCATATCGTCAAAAAATTGTGTTACTAATGAAATAGAAGGCACAATTAAAAGCATTTTAGCATCTGGATTTATATGTGTTAGTGTATAAAAGAATACAATTGAAATAATTAGAGATTTACCACCAGAAGTAGCAACTTCGGCTAAGCAATAACGATTTTTAAGTATTTTATATGCTGTTTCTATTTGATGATCATAAGGCATAAATGAAACCCATTCACCATCTTTTTTTGCTTTATGATTTTTGAAAAAATCTTTACAAAAGTTTTGAACTGATTCTAATGTGACATTCCTATTAATTGGAAATTCCTCTTTATTTGTAATACTAAATTTTGCATTAATAACTTGACAAGCTTTTAAACATTCTTTCCAAAGTCCTTGATTTATTCTTCCATTATTAAATACAGAATCTTTACCATCCCAATAACCGGCTTTAAATGCTGGTGTAAAACGGTAGCCCTTAGGATTACGAGTAAGCCACAGGTCTAATTGATGATATTCTGTGCGAGTAGCTGTTTGAACGATAAGCTTTTCTGTTTGTGGATCATATTTAAATTCCATATTACTTATATAATATTTAACCTATTTGGTTTAATATATATAAGCGTGAAGTATTTAAAAAAATTTGAGAACCATAATTATTTATTAGCACCTAATGGTGAAGAAAGTAAATTACCACCGCATTTGTGGAAATTAGTTCGCACACAAGAGTTTACAAATTGGTTTGGTAAATGGCAAAATTGGCAAGGTAAGTCTAAACATAATATACAAAAAAATGGTGATCCGATTATTCATAATTTAGATTTTAATTGGGAACCAAAAATATTTTATCACGGCACTAATAGAAAATTTGAAGATTTTTCAAATCAATTTTTTAGAACTTTTAGAAATGAACTTTTTCAAGGTGATGGTTTCTTTTTTACTACTAGTGAAATAGTTGCATGGCGATATGCTCATTCTGCTATGAATCAAGTTTTATTAAAAGATTATTTTTTTGATGCTCTAAGAAAAAATTATCCACAATTTGTGATTGAGTTAGCAGAATCTATTTATTCATATGGTTATGAAAAAGGATGGAATATGTTAGAAAAAAAATATGGATTTTCCGAGTTTTCTAAACTATTAAGAAATTGGGAATCTGAAACTAGTTTAGATATTAATACATTATGTAACTTTGTCGAAAATGTTGAAGGTGCTAATATAGAACCTGATGAAGATTCGCATACAATATTTTCTTTATTTAGTAATAGTAATTCACATACTTTATCAGATTGGTTTTTTGAAAATGCTGATGAGTATTTTTTCAAAAATGCTCTACCAGAGTTCAATGTAGTAGAAGCATTTTTGAAATTAGAAAAATATATCAAAACTGATAAAAAAGAAGTTGCACAAAAGGCTAAAGAAAATGGTTATGATAGTGTTATTTTTGATGGACCGGATACAGTAAACGGTCAGATAGAGTATATCATATATGATCCGAAAAATATTAAAATCATAAAACCTTATTAACTAAAATTAGCTTTACAATGTAAATGAAATTTATCAGAAGCCATTGGTATTAACCATCTTAAATTAGGCATTACATTTAATGTAGGAACTTCAAAAGACCAAATTATATCAACTCTTTCATCTGTTTTAGTTTGAACTAAATGATAGTCTTCTGAACTAGCACTGAATACATAAACAACACAATCGCCTTGTAAGACACAATACTCACGCCAATTTTCTACCAAAAGACCAGTTTCTTCTAAAAACTCTCTTTTCATAGCGTCAGCGGGTGCTTCATTTTCTTCAATTCTACCACCAACACCGTTATATAATCCTTTTTGAAAGTCGGGTCTATTTTTATTAATCAAAACTACTTTTTTGAAGTCTGG